CGTGGGCCAAGGCCATCGTGGAGACCATGGGCAGCTACACCGAGATCAGCCCCAGCGGCACCGGCCTGCGCATCCTGGCCCACGGCGAGTTCCATACCGACTGGAACAACCACGACATCGGCATTGAGGTCTACAGCGGCCACACTCCGCGCTTCCTGACCATCACCGGCGACACCAAGCTGGCCCGGCCCATGGTGCCCGCCCAGCCCCAAGCGCTGCAGGCCCTGTTCGACGGCATGCGCAAGTCCAGCCTGCCCACCGCCAACGTCATACCCATCGAGATGCCCGAGCTGGTCAGCGAGCTGGCGCTGCCCGACGTGGCCGAGATGCCCATTCCCGAGGCCACCCGCGAACTGCTGCTGCACGGCCCAAGTGACGACGTGCAGGACAGATCCGGCGCGCTACACGCGGCGGGTGTCCACCTCTACAGCGCGGGGTACGACGACGCCACCGTCCTGAGCATCCTGGCGGCCAGCCAGCCGGTGATGGACATCGCGCTGGCCCACCGCCGCCAGGACCCCGATCGGGCGCTGCAGTACCTGTGGCTTGAGCACTGCCAGAAGGCCAAGCCCAAGGCCACCACGCCCACCGACGTGCTCTCAGAGTTTGACGACCTGTCCGAGACCACCGAGGTGGTTGAGGCAAAAAAGGTCGCGGCGGTCCATGAGGAGCGCTTTGCCCTCAAGACCGCCGAGGAGTTTGCGAAGCGGCAGAAGTCGAGCTGGATCGTCAAGGGCTTGATACCCAACGCCAATCTGGGCGTGATATACGGCGCCAGTGGATCTGGCAAGAGCTTCTTTGTGCTCGACCTGATGGCCGCTGTATCGCGTGCCCTTACAGCTCAGCAAATCAAGGAGGCCTTGGCCCAGGGCAAGGAGATTAAACACAGCACCTGGCGCGGCCTGAAGGTGTCGGGCGCCAAGGTATGCTGGATCGCCGCCGAGGGCCAGGAAGACATGCGCAAGCGCGTGCAGGCCTACGCCCTCGCGAATGCCGTGCCACTGGCCGGGCTGCCCATGGCGTTCATCGACGTCGCACCCAACTTCTTGGAGGTGGCTGATGTCAAGGCTGTGATCAAGCAGATGCGCCTCAAAGGACACTTTGACATCGTGGTGGTCGACACCCTAGCCCAGGTCATGGCCGGGGGCAACGAGAACAGCGGCGAGGACATGGGCAAGGTACTGGCCTACTGCCGCGAGATCACTCGGCTCACGGGCGCCATGGTCATCCTGATCCACCACAGCGGCAAGGATGAGAGCCGGGGCGCGCGTGGCTGGTCAGGGCTGCGGGCTGCCTGCGACTTTGAGTTTGAGATCATCCGGGCCGACCAAGACAGGGTTGCCACTGTCACCAAGATGAAAGGCGGGGCCGACGGCGCTGAGTACGGTTTTAGGCTGCGCACCCTGGTGGTGGGCAAGGACGAGGACGGTGACGACGAGACAACGTGCGTGGTGGATTACACCGACAGCAGCCGGGCATCTGTGGCGGCGTCGCAGGGTCCAAAGGGCGATAACCAGAAGCTCATTATGGAGAAGGCCGTGGGCATGATCGACCTCGCGGGCACTGGCGTCACGTTCAATGAGATCGTCTCGGTGGTCTGGCCACGGTACCCGCGAGGCGACGAGACCAAGCGCGACCAGCGCAAAGCCAACGTCGGGAGGGACCTGCGAACGCTCATTTCGAGCGGTTTTCTGGCCCAAAACGACGCTGGCATAGTCAGTTTGCCAACGAAAGGATAGTACATGAACGACAACATACAACGCATTGATAACGCCTTGAGATTGCTGGCCGACGTGACGCAAGAGCTGCACAGCCTGCGCTCGCTGATAACACAGCCAGAGCCTTTAGAAGAGCGCGGCGAGTGGGTCAACACAACAGAACTAAACCCACAAGAGGCGCGGGTTTTGGACGCCTTGACCTTCTGTGGCACGGCCTATGGCAACTTGGATCAGGTTGCCGAGGTGGTCAAACATCTCTTCCCGGAGCCCATTAACGGACGACGCGATATGCGAAAAATCAATGCAAGAAGGGCCGTGAAGGCGCTCATTACAAAGGGGTACCTGTACGAACACGACGACGGGAGCCTAGACTTTGGCATGACGTGAGCACGTAATGTTTTACACGTTTGCAAATAAATGCGTGCTTCAAATGCTTCAAGCTGCTTCAGAAGGCTTCAGAAGCAGTGCAAGTTGCTTCATTCGCTTCATCCCCCTTTAGGGGTGAAGCGTGAAGCAGAAGTTTGAAGCACATGTATGCAAAAAACAACAGAATAAAAAATATTTTTGGGCGGGTGTAAATTACAACAAAACTCTTGTACACTTCCTCCATCGCAACGTCGCGATGACATACACACATAGGAGTTAAACATGGCTAAAGCAAAGATGGTGGTGGAGTTGAACGAAGGCTCAGTGGATCGCCTGGGCATGTTGTTGGCGCAGATCGCCGACCTGACCGCAGAGGCAGACGCAATCAAGGACGCAATCAAGAAGTCGGGTGAGAGCCACGAGGGTTCGTTCTTCGCGGCATCGTTCGTTGACAGCGACCGCAAGATCTTCGACAAGGACTTCTTCATCGAGCAGCACGGCACCGCCGCGTACGACGCCTACACCAAGAACATCGTGGTGCGCTCGGTGCGCGTTACATCCCGTTAATCAACCCGCCCCTTTGGGGGCTTTTTTAGGAGACGACCATGCAGACGATCACACTGGGCAAAGCCCGCTACACCATACGCGACGACCGTGAGGGGTTTCTTGAGGAGGTGCTCAAGTTCACCGGCAAGCACAAGAAGGTGCGGCCCCAAGGCGGCGTATCCCGCAATTACCCGCGCTACGGTGCGTACTCCAGCACGGCGGAATATGTCCGCCAGTACCACATAGCCAACGCGAAGGTGTACACATCGACCGACGGCAAGGGCAAAATTTACGACCATTCTGGCTACGTCAAGTCCATTGACGACTTTTTCCAGCCCATGAGCACGCACCAGACGGTGCCACAGGGCGAATACAGCACGGAGGTGGAGGCATGAGCACCAAACCGGCCACAAAGTCGCCAAAACGGGCCGTTCCGGCCCACGCCGAGCCCGTCGCGGAGTACCGCATGCCCACCGATGTCGCGGACTGGATACGTCAAGCTGAGGCCCGCATACGGTACCTGACGACCAAGGTTGAGGAGCTGAAGGCGGAGAATGCGGGTCTGAAGCGCTCGCACAAGCTGATGGAGCAAAGAGTCATGGGTCAAAGCCAGGAGTAGCACATGGAAAAAGAATTGAGCCCCCTCGCCCGGCAACTGCTGGGCACCAACAACCACGTGAAATTTTTCACCCAGCAGGAGTTCGATGCCGCGCTGGCGTTGGCCAAGGCCGAGATCATCGACATGGCGGTGCAGGCCACCAGGCACGCCATCGGCATTGAGAATGAGGCCTGCGCAGAGCTGGCCGAAAACTGTGTGGACATTGAGAAGCTGGCCGACGCGATCCGCAACCGCTGGAGACGTCCGACGGAGCATTGAACTTTACAAAACTTTACAATTGGGCATGGCATATTCTGTAACTTTGTGTTACAGTTCACTCATCGCAATAACGCGATGACATACACACACACGGAGAACATCATGGACGGAATCACAATCACCACCGAAGAGCGCACCCGCATCAGCGTGGACGCGTGGGAGAACTGGACGGACGAACCGCAGAAGGTCTGGATTAACGTATCGGTGGCCATGGCCTCGATCAGCGCGAAACTGACCGTCAAGGAGGCCAAGGAGCTGGCTGCAGCCCTGATTGCCTTTGCGGAGGCAGCATGAGCCAAGTACAGATGCACCCCCAGGAATGGATTGTCTTCGTGAACGGCAACCAGCACACGACCGTAGAGGCGTGGACCGAGGAGGATGCGGTGGAGAAGGTGCTGTTTGGCGGCACGATAGGGCGGTACGTGTACGAGATCTCCGCTGAGCCTTACGAGTCCGATCAGGACCCGGAGGAGGACTACTACCCAAGCCGCAACTACAGGGGATGAGGGTAAACACCTAGAAAATAATTTGCAAAACAAGCGTTTTACAACAAAACGCTTGTATACTTTAGCCATACCAACACACACACTGGAGTTAAAAATGACATCCCCAACCACTATTGCAGTAAAACAAACAGTTGCCGCTATGTTGAATGAAATTGGCTTGCTTCGAAAAGTGGTTTCAATTGACTCCATGCCGGACAAGTTGCAACAGATTCGCCAGTTGCTGCGTGAGCTGGATGCTGAATTATCAAAATAGACTAAAATGACACATAACGAGTTGCCTATTTGCGCGGTATGTCGAAAACCTGTAGACAGGTTTATAGTAGAGTATTTTGTGGACCGAGATGAGAAATTGTTCCGAGCAGAATGCCACGGGGAAACACAGGTGGTGCAGCTCACGTCGGAATTTATGCTGAGAGCGGACAACATTGAGTTGGGTTTCGCTTTCGAAAAATTGGCTTTGCGATAAACTATGCTCCTAACGCGCTGAGAGATGCGCTAAGGAGCGGATATGGCAACAGGCAAGAAGATGGGGCGTCCACCGGGCGATTCCCCGTACCCGAACAAAGAGAAGATCAAGGACCAGCTCGTGGCGTGGCTGGCGCAGGGCAAGACGCTGCGCGAGTTCTGCCGACAGGAAGGTATGCCGCATAACACTGTGCTGTACGCATGGGAGCAGCAAGACGAAGAATTCTCACAGCGCATCGCGCGCGCGCGCGTTATAGGCCACAACGTGATCGCTGAAGAGTCCCTGGCCATCATGGACACCGAGCCACTTGCAGTATTTGACGAAGCGGGCAACAAGCGCTACGACCCCGGCAGTATTGCCTGGAACAAGGGGCGCGCCGAGCACCGCCTCAAGCTACTGGCCAAGTGGAACCCGCGCCTGTACGGCGACAAGACGATCCTTGCAGGCGACGAGGAAGCCCCGCTGGCCGTCGAGGTGAGCTTTGACGTGTTCGGCGAGCTGCTGAAAAACATCGCGCTTACCCGACAGTCAAGTGAGTAGTGCCGTCACCCTGCTGCAGGACCCCAAGGTCCGCGAGCAGTACGCCAAGCTCAAGCCCGAGCAGCGCGCGGCCTTCGAGTGGCGCGCCAGGTGGCTGCTCAAGGCCCACAGGCACCAGATCGAGCCCACGGGCGACTGGTGGTCGATCTGGCTCATGTGCGCAGGCCGTGGCGCAGGCAAGACCCGTGCAGCCGCCGAGAACCTCGGCTGGTGGGCGTGGGAGCAGCCCAACACCCGCTGGCTGGTGTCGGCGCCCACCAGTGCCGACTTGCGCGGCACGTGCTACGAGGGCGAGTCGGGGCTGCTGGCCGTCATCCCGCCAATGCTGGTGGAGAAGTACAACAGCTCGCTGCACGAGATCACGCTCACCAACGGCAGCCTGATCAAGGGTATCCCGGCGTCCGAGCCCGAGCGCTTTCGCGGTCCGCAGTTCCACGGTGGCTGGCTTGATGAGCTGGCCGCTTGGGAGTACCTGCAGGAGGCGTGGGACATGATCCAGTTCGGCATCCGGCTGGGCAAGAAGACCAAGCTGATCGCCTCAACCACACCGAAGCCTAAGCCGGTGGTGATGGACCTGATCGACCGCAACGGCGACGACGTCGTAGTGACCACCGCGTCCACCTACGTCAACATCAAAAACCTGGCTCCATCGTTCCAAAAGCAGATCTTGCAGTACGAGGGCACGAAGCTGGGCCGCCAGGAGATCCACGCTGAGATCATCGACCCCGAAGAGTCGGGCATTGTCAAGCGCGACTGGTTCAAGCTCTGGCCCAACGGCAAACCCTTCCCACGCTTTGAGTACATCGTGCAGAGCGTGGACTGCGCCGCCAGCGAGAAGACGCACAACGACCCGACGGCGCACATCACTTTCGGCGTGTTCAAACCTGAGGACGGCGGCATGTGCGCAATGGTGGTCGACTGCTGGCAGGACCACCTGCAGTACCCCGACCTGCGGCCCAAGATCTTGGACGAGTACGAGACGGTCTACGGTGAGGGCAAGTCCAAGAAGCGCGTCGACCTGCTGCTGATCGAGGACAAGAGCGCGGGCATCAGTCTTATACAAGACCTGCGCAGGGCGGGCGTGCCGGTGCAGGCCTACAACCCTGGCCGCGCCGACAAGATCCAGCGCCTCTCCATCGTGGCCAACATCATCAAGGCCGGGCGCGTCTGGATACCCGAGTCGGGCAACCGCAAGGGCTTCGTGCGGGACTGGGCCGAGGGCATGGTCAGCCAGGTCTGCAGCTTCCCCGAGGGCACGGCCCATGATGACTTTGTTGACGCCATGAGCCAAGCCCTGCGATACTTGCGCGACGCTGGCTGGCTCACCATCGACTTCCCCCACGAGTGGGTGGACGAGGAGGACTACGCCGACGCCAACCCGCGCAAGGCCGAAAACCCCTACGCGGTATAAAATGCCCGCAAACCACGCAGGACCAAGCCATGGCCGACAAACCCTACCGCGACCCCAAGACCACCAAGATCGAGGATTGGCAGTGGCGCCCTCTTGAGAGCGTGCAGGCCAAGCTGGGCATCGACGAGGTGCCCGACTACATCCAAAAGGGCTTCGGCGAGTTCATGAACGCGCAGGCCGCGCGGTCAAAGCGCGGCGAGATGTCCCCCCGCGACCTGATCAAGGCCTACACCATCGCCCAGTCCAGCATCGGGCGCGGCGGCCTGAGCCGCGACACGGCCACCAAGACCGGCATGCGCCTGCCCAACACGGGCGGAGAGGTGCGGCCTGAAGGCGCCTTTTCCGAGTGGCTTGGCTCCCCGGCTGGCCAGCGCTACTTAGACGCAGCCGAGCGCGGCACGGCGGACATGACAGCCATCGGCGACCTGCAAGGCAAGTTCGCACCCTTTGGCAAGCAAAACGACCAAGCCGAGAAGATGGTGCTGGCGGCCAAGCTGGGCCAGACTATGGGGCCGGGCCTGAACCAAGCGCTGACCGGCTCAACCGACGACTACCGAGACTTTGCCGAGAAGATGAAAGGCATCGCTGGTGCAAAGAGCGGGTTCATCGGCTCGCTGTTAGGCCGGGGAGACCTGCCCACGCTTGATGCCCGCCAGCTCAACCTGCACGCCCTGCCCGCGTCCGTGGGCATCAATTCCATCATGCAACGGGGCAAGGGCAAGGGCGCCCGCGAGGCCGTAGACCGGCTGTCCGCCCGGCAGCGCGCGATGGAGCTCGGGCTCGACCCCAGCTTCGAGCCGCACTACCAACACCTTGCGCATCATGCGGTTTGGGACAAGGCCAGCGACACCCAGACAACGCACGACAATTTAATGCGCGCCATGCGTGGCTATGCCCAAGGAGGCAACGTGAACCCAACACCCGACCAGATGCGCCAGATGCTTGCCCAACGCGGCCATCTGACCAACACGCCCCTAAAACGCAATCCGGCGGTGGGTAAACGCTTTGACGTGAGTGAGGCCACCGGCTTGGCGCCCAAGACCCCCGTGGACCTGGAGAAGCACAAGGGCGCCAGCCTGATGGTAATGCCATGGGACAGCACCAGCCGCAATGTGCAGGTGCGCGGCATCTCCGGCCACGAGCTGCCCGAGGCCATCACGACGCACGGCGGCCAGGACTACGCCCGTGACCTTGAGCACATGGCGCAAGGCGTCGCAGGCGCATCGGGCAATGACATTGCCAAGCGCATTGCCACCCGAGAAGCCATCGCCCGCATGGAGAACGAGCAGCAAGGTGGCACCGGCCAATTGCTGCACATGCCCATCACCATGGGCGAGCGCGCCGAGGATTTCTCCATGACGCCCACCGAAATATTGCACCAGTTGGTAATGCGTGGCATGCTGCACCCCGGCGAGCTGGCGCGTATGAACGCCGAGATTCGTGCGCACAAGATTATCAAAAACGATAAGCCCGTCCAGCCGTTTGGCGGCTTTGTCGGGCTGGAGCACCCCGAGTTTGATGAGCAGATCGTCACCGGCAAGGGCCTTGACACCACGGCGGGCGAGTTGCGCAAAGCCATCGTGGACCGCGTTGGTTACCTCAAGGCCAATCAAAAGGCGCTGGACTTCAACATGGAGGACGTGGCCAATGCCGTCACCGACCCCGCACTGCGCGGTGTGCCCAAGGGATACATTGGCAACACGGTCATCGGCGGTGACCCCGACCACATGACGCTCACGCCGTCCAAGAACAAGGCATATGACACCAACTTCTCTGGCCAGTACCTAGGCACAATGGGCCATAGCTTTCCTGCCGAAGTGCTGTTTGGCAACAAGATGGCCGATCTGAAAAAAGAGTTTGCAGGCAAGCCGGGTGATATCCGCAACATGGTGCTGGGCGCGTTGGAGAAGCGCAATGAAGGCATATCACAGATGCTGGACAACGAGACGCTGGACAAGTACGGCAAATACCTGATGGCGCGTGACAAGAAACTGCGCACCGGCCACTACGCCGAAGGCGGCGAGGTCAAGGCCGACGAGCCCAGCCACGACGAGATGCTGGCGCACGTCATGCTGCACAACATGGCAAGCCTCAAGAATGTTGGTGCCAATGAGGCGCCCAACCTGAAGGTCAAGGAGTACGTGGTACCGGGTACCGGCCCAGGCCTGCCCGTGGGCGGCGTGGACTTCCAGCCTGAGATGCCCGGCCAGCAGATCCTACCGAGCCAGCCCGCTGCCCCGATGGGAGCAATGCCGCCCCAACCAAGTCAGCCAGCAGGGCAAGTACCCCCAACGGGTCAGCCACAGGGCCAGCCACCAGCGCCAGCACCCGGCGCCCCGCGCAGCAACATCCTGCAGATGACGCAGCAGGGCCAAGCACTGGCGGCCATGCGCCCTAACCAGCCCATGCCGCGCATGGCGGGGGGCGGCACAATCAAGGACTACATTCGCATCACGGAGCGCAAGCTATGACCGGACTGTACTCACCCATCAATCGGCTCATGGAGCAGGTCACCCGCCCCAAGGGCACTGGTGCGGAGTACATGGCCGAGCTGCAGAAGAAGCCCGGCTACAAGCCCGCTGAGGCTGAGGACCGCGACTTGCAGGCGCTCATGGCGCTGCCCCAGATGGCGCGTGCGGAGTTCATGGAAAAGCTCAAGGCGCAGGCCAACAAGTTCCCGCTTAAGCAGCGCGAGCTGACCGGCAGCCAGACGCACCACGAGGACTACACCCTGCCCGGCGGCGAGAACTACCGCGAGATCCTGCTGCACACGCCCATGCCCAAGGGGGAGGGCTTCCCCGGCGTACCGCATCACTTTGGTGGCATGCCCAACATCTTGGCCAGCGTGCGCGTCAAGGACCGTGTTGTGCCCGGTGAAATGGGTTACACCCTGCGCAACAAAAAATCAGGGTTCAAGGGCCAGCACTACGCAACACCAGAAGAGGCGCAGGCCGCAATCCAAGGTTATCCTGAGCATCTGCGCCCCATGTTGGATGTAGTCCCCAATCAAGGGCCAAGCAAGAAGGTGTTGCATCTTGAAGAGATTCAGTCCGACTGGCACCAAGAGGGGCGGGAAAAGGGATACAAAAAAGAATTAACGCCCCAACAAAAACAAGAAATGCAAAATCTTTTGCAAAAGCATGCAGATGAAGATGGTTTATTTCAAGAAGATAATGCTCGATTAGGAGAATTACTTGATCTTGAAAATAAAGGCGTGCCATACGGCCCCCACGCCAAAGACTGGCACGAGCTGGCGCTCAAGGCCATGATCCAGCACGCCGCCGAGAATGGCTACGACCAGATCGCAATCACTCCGGGCGCGGAGCAGAACAAAAGGTACGGTTTGGCAAAACATTTAAATGAAATACAGTACAACCACACGTTTAAAAGATTGGCGGGGTTTGATAAATCAGGAACTCCGGTTATTTATCAGGCTGATGTTGAGCCCGAACAACTTTCAAATTACATCGGAAAAGACGTAGCAACAAAACTTCTTGCGCAACCTAAAAACAATCAAGAACATTCACTTAAAGGGGTAGACCTTGAAGTTGGTGGCGAGGGCATGAAGGGTTTCTACGACAAGATGGTGCCTACCTTCCTGAACAAGTTCGGCAAGAAGCACGGCGTGCAGGTTCAGCAGGGCGGCATTCAGACCGATGAAGACGAAATGGTGCCCGACAACGCTGGGCTTGGCATGATCCGCTCCGGAAACAAAAGAGTGGCGCCCGTCCACACGTTCGACATCACCCCGGCCATGCGCGAGGACGTGCTCAAGAACGGCATACCGCGCTACGCCGAGGGCGGCGATGTTCCACGTGGAACAGTCAAAGAGAAAGTTACAATCTCGCCCAATATGGATGTGATGCAGTACGAGCTGATGGGCATTAAGCACCTCAAGAAAGCAAAATAATGGCTGACACCTACGACAACCAAAACGACGAGATGGACCCCGACTTGAACGAGGACGGTTCGGCGGACGTGGAGCTGCCAGAGGACATTTCCGACGTGATGGAGATGCCCGACGGCTCTGCCGTGGTGAGCATGGAGACCAGCGGCCCGGAGGAGTCGCCCGACTTCTACTCCAACTTGGCTGAGTCGATGGACGGCTTTGAGCTTGACACCCTGGGCATGCGCTACATCAGCCTGCTGGACAAGGACAAGGACGCCCGTGAGGAGCGCGACAAGCAGTACGAGGAAGGCCTACGGCGCACCGGCTTGGGCAAGGACGCCCCCGGTGGTGCCAACTTCATGGGCGCCAGCAAGGCGGTGCATCCGGTTATGGCCGAGGGTTGCGTGGACTTTGCCAGCCGCGCCATCAAGGAGCTGTTCCCACCAGACGGTCCCGTGCGCACCAAGATCCTTGGCAAGGTGGACGACCTCAAGCAGGAGCGTGCCGAGCGCAAGCGCGATTTCTTGAACTGGCAGATCACTGAGCAGATTGAGGAGTTTCGCGATGAGCAGGAGCAGATGCTGACGCAGCTACCGCTGGGCGGCTCGCAGTACCTAAAGCTCTGGTACGACGAGAACCAGAAGCGGCCCGTAATTGAGTTCCTGCCCATTGACCGCATGATCCTGCCGTTTGCGGCCAGCAACTTCTACACCGCCCAGCGCGCGGCTGAGGTGCATGAGATCACCGAGTGGGAGTACGACCGGCGCATTGCCAGCGGCATGTACAAGGACGGCACCCACGTCACTTCCGGCCAAGAGCCCGAGCAGACCCGCTCGCAGAAGGCCAACGACAAGATTGAGGGCCGCAAGTTCCAAGACAACGAAGACGGCCTGCGCAAGGTCTACCACGTCTACACCTGGCTGGAGCTGGAAGACGACAAGGAATCCGGCGGCAAGATGGCCCCGTACATCATGATGATCGACGAGCAAAGCTCGGAAGTAATCGGCCTGTACCGCAACTGGGAAGACGGCGACGAGACGATGGCCAAGCTCGACTGGATCATTGAGTTCAAGTTCATCCCGTGGCGCGGCGTGTTTGCCATCGGCCTGCCCCACCTGATCGGCGGACTGAGCGCGGCCCTGACCGGCGCCCTGCGCGCGCTGCTGGACAGCGCCCACATCAACAACGCCGCCACCATGCTCAAGCTCAAGGGCGCCAAGATCAGCGGCCAGACCCAGCAGATTGAGGTCACTCAGGTGGCCGAGATTGAGGGCGCACCGGGCGTGGACGACATCCGCAAGATCGCTATGCCCATGCCGTTCAACCCGCCCAGCCCCGTGCTGTTTGAGCTGCTGGGCTGGCTGGACAACGCCGCCAAGGGCGTGGTGACCACGTCCGAGGAGAAGATTGCCGACATCAACTCCAACGCGCCCGTGGGCACCACCCAGGCGCTGATTGAGCAGGGTGCTGCCGTCTACTCCGCGATCCACGCACGCCTGCACCAGTCGCAGGCCCGCTTGATCAAGGTGCTGTGCCGCCTGAACCGGTGGCATTTTGACGAGATGCGCAAGGGCGACATGGTCGCCGATCTTGAAATTGAGCGCGAGGACTTTGAGAAGAACACCGACGTGATACCGGTGTCCGACCCGCACATCTTCAGCGAGACCCAGCGCATGGCGCAGATGCAGGCCGTGCTGTCCCGCGCGGACGCCAAGCCCGACCTGTACGAAGCCAAGGCCGTGGAGGAGCGGTTCCTCAAGCAGCTCAAGATCCCGAACGTCAGCGAGCTGCTCAAGGAGGTGCCTGAGCCCGAGCAGCGCACGCTGGCCGACGAGAACGCGGCCATGTGCATGAACCACCCAGCGTATGCCTACATGCAGCAGGACCACCTGGCGCACATCCAAGGCCACCTGATGTTTGCCATGGACCCGTCCTTTGGCTCAAACCCGTTCATTGCCCCAACGTTCCTGCCCAAGGTGGTGGACCACATCAAGGAGCACATGACGCTGTGGTACCTGAACCGCATGAACGGCTACGTGGCCAACCTGCGCGGCGGCAAGCCCGTGGACGACTACGAGAACCCCAAGCTCACGGCCATCATCGACAAGCTCTACGCCACCGTGGGCCAGCACGTCACATTGGACAGCGAGCAGGTGTTTGCGCAGATCCTGCCGGTGATGCAACAGCTCCAGCAAACCCTGCAGTCCACCGCCAAGCCTGCCGTGTTGCCGCCCGACGCCCAGGTGGTCAAGGACACCGCAATGGCCGAGACGCAGCGCAAGGCCGCCAAGGACAAGCAGGACGCCCAGATCGCGCAGGCCAAGATCCAAGACGGCCAGATGCGTGGGCAGGCCGAGATGCAAGCCGCCGCGCAGCGCGATCAGCAAGACGCGCAACTACAATTGGAAATAGCGCGGATCAACAACCAAGCGCGCGTTGAAATTGAGAACGCAAAGTTAACCCACCAGACCATACAGACCATGGTCCAACCTCAACTAGGAGCCCCAAATGGCAACGTCTGATACCGAACAGAAAAGTATTCTTGTAAAACAGCATTATCGACTTGCTATGGGCGAGAAGCTTGATGGCCAGAGCATGGGTCCCAAGGGCGGCAACAAACCCGCTGGCGGCCTGAGCGCGCTGGCTAAGAAGAAAAAGTGATCTCGGAGTTAATCCACCAGATCCAAGTACGGCAGGCGGAGCTTCGCCTGTCGCTGGTGAACAACCCCGTGAGCGATCACGCAATATATTCCCGCATCGTGGGGGAGTACCAAGGCCTGCAATGGGTCATGGACGCCCTCAACATGAAACTCGCCGAAAACGAATAAGGCCGCAAGGCCCCAAGCAGCGCTGAAATATGCGCATTTTTGAACCTGAAATATGGTTTTGTCGATAGGAGTGAGTATGAGTGAAGAACGAGTTCCCTACATCGTAGGGACGCAACAGCCGTCCGACCCTGCCGAACTGGCATGGGCATTTCCAGACGTACCGGCAGGTCAGGCTCCCTTGGGTGGCCGGGTCATTGTCCAGCTTCGCCGCATCAAAAAGAACGCGGGAAAGATCATCTTGGTTGAAGAGACCAAGGAGAACGAGAAGTGGAACAACATGATCGGGCGCGTAGTCGCAATCGGCCCATTGGCGTACCGCAACCGCGAGACCATGGCGACATGGCCGGAGGGTAGCTGGGCGGAGATTGGCGATTATGTTCGCGTACCGCGTTGGGGCGGCGACCGCTGGGAGCGGCCCGTCATTGATGAGGAGAACGGCGACCTTAATCCGGTGTTGTTCATGACCATCAACGACCACGAGGTAATTGCGAAGGTCACCGACGACCCGCTGTCCTTTAAAGCCTACGTCTAAGGAGCTACCATGGCCACAGAAAACAAAGAAGACGACCTGAAAATCCAAGAAGGACAGGACGGAACCGCCACGGTGGAGCTGCCCGAGGGCATTTTGCCTTCCGATGACGGTGACAACACCTCCGCGCAAGCCCCCGCAGACGATGGCGGCGACGAGGACCACCCCGATGACAGCGACGCAGTACGCGCTGCGCGCCGCGCACGCCGCCGTTCCAAGAAAGAACTGATCCGCAACACCAACAAGGAGAAGGACGTCCAGCTCCAGATGCTTCGTCGGCAGAACGAAGAGATGATGAACCGGTTGGCGCGCATGGAACAGCGTACCCAAGGTGCGGATCTGGCTCGTATTGACAAAACCATTGAGGACCAGCAGGTGCGGCTGGAGTACCACCGCATGAAACTGGCCGAGGCCACCAGCGCGGGCGACGGCGAGAGCGCTGTGAAGGCCCAGGAGGCGCTTTTTGAGGCACGTCAGCAGGTAGAGCAGCTCGCCAGACTGCGAAAACAGGCGGAACAGGGTGAAAGACAAGCCCCTCCGACCATTGATCCTGCAATTCAAGCCAACGCGGCCACTTGGATTGAGCGAAATAGCTGGTACAAGCCCGATTTATCGGACACGGACAGCAAAATTGCAAAACAGGTCGACGAAGTGCTTGCAAAAGAGGGTTTTAGCCCCTCCGATCCCGATTATTGGGACGAATTGGACAACCGCTTGCAAAAATATTTGCCGCATCGTTATAATGACGCGGACAAGCGTGAATCCAGTCAACGAACACCAAGGAATACCGTGGGAAGCTCAGGCCGTGAAGCATCTGCCGCATTTGGGGGCACAAACCGCACCTTTACTCTCTCCGCTGAACAAGTGCGAGCGATGAAAGATGCGGGTATGTGGGATAACCCCGAAAAGCGCGCCAAGATGATCAAACGATATGCAGCCGAATCACGTAACCGGAGTAACTAATCATGGAATCACGTTTAAAAAAATCTCTCAATGCTGGCGGACGCGAGGATCGCGCAAGCGAGGACGCAAGCCGCGCAGCACCTGAGGACAAGTTCGCTTCTACGCAAGAACGTCGCAAGATGTGGAACGAGGAGTGGACGCAATCAGCGTTGC